AGTGGCTGGTACAGCCATCGAAGGCCGGTCTGCATCTGAGGTGCTGTCAGACATTGGCGGTCAAGCCAGCCTGACATTCGGCATTTCAAACACCAACGCAGTCAAGATCGACAGCTCATCCGTCGCTGATGACGAATATGCTCGATTTACTGCAAATGGTTTGGAAAGCCGGTCAAATGCAGAGGTTTTGTCAGACATCGGTGCGGTCTCACAGGCTACAGCGCAAGCCGATGCGACAGCTTTGGCAATAGCGCTGGGATAGAGGGTAAAATATGGCAAACACTTTCAAAGTAGTATCGCACGACGTGATGCCAGCGAGTGCTGGCACACCCGAGGATTTGTACACAACGCCAGGATCGACCACGACAGTCGTGATCGGATTGTTGATTGCAAACATTCATACCGCGCAAGTCACCGCATCGGTGAAGCTGGTCAGCGATACATCCGGCGGTGGCAGAGCCGCGACTAACACTACCACGTTCCTTATCAAGTCCATGCCGATACCTGTGGGCGCGTCAATGGAGGTGCCGCTAGGCGGCAAACTGGTTCTGGAAACCACAGACAAAGTGCAAATAGATTGCTCAGTCGCTGACAAGGTTTCAGTCACCATGAGCATTATGGAGATTACCTGATGAGCAAGGATCGTTTCATTGGTAAGGACGGGCGGCAGACTAGCTATGAAAGCATTATCCGACAGAACGAACAGACTGTGGTTGCAAGCCTGACCATTGATTCAACTAACAGTGGCCTGTCGGCTGGCCCTATCACGATTGACACCAGCACCACCGTCACAGTTAACGGATACTGGAGCATCGTATGACCAGCGTATTGAATGTAGACACGATTGCAGATAAGGCTGGCACTGGTCCGGTAGGGCTGACGAAGCAAGAGGCTGCTAAATTATATTCGTATTACACTCAAACGACTCCAGCGGTCACTGGGAGTTTTGGAGTGAGTTCCATTTCTGACGACTCTAGTGGTAGGTATACTATTAGTTTCACTAATTCGTTTTCAAATGCAAATTATTCAACAGGTGGCATGGCTTCATTAGACGGCGATCCGAACGCTAGGTTCAACATGACCTACGAAACCAAAGCAACAGGCACCGTAAAAATGAACACATTTAATATTAGCAGTGCTGATGAGTACAAAGACGGGTTGTCAGATGCACAGTTGCTGGGAGACCTCGCATAATGGCAAGCATACTCAAAGTCGATACAATCACAGGAGTAACCACGGCTGGCTCTATTGCGGTGACAGGCGAGGGCAACTCGACCACAACGAATTTGCAGCAGGGGCTCGCGAAGGTTTGGATTAATTTTGACGGAGATGCGTCAGACATTGCAATACGAGATAGTTTCGGTGTGAGCGGAAACTTAGACAACGGAACTGGCGACTATACAATCACTTTCTCCAACGCAATGAGTAATGGTAGTTACTCACTTGCAGGTGTGGGTGAAGCAGGTGGTGGTGGTAGCGTAATGGCTTTGGCAGTAAACGGCACTGATGGTCTAACGACAGCGTCGGCCAGAATATTTACTAAAACAGGCAGTCCTGCTGACAGTAATGTGGTCACGTCTACAATCAACGGAGACCTCGCATAATGGCTAGTGAACTGAGAGTAAACACCCTGAAGGATGCCAGCGGGAACAACAGCGTGGCTACGTCTACTGTTGCACAGGGTAGTGCGAAGGCTTGGTTGGCTGCTGAAACAGACGCACAGCCATTTGACTCGTTCAACACGGCATCAGGGCAAGATAACGGAACCGGCGACTATACCTATGCCTTCACCAACGTAATGAGCAATGACGACTACTCAATTACCGCCTGCGCTTCTTATGCAGCTATCTTGGCGTTTGACAACCCTGAAAGAACAACCTCAAATTACAACGTCAGGATTTTTGCTAGGACTGATAGCTTGACTAATGACAATGCCAAAAATAATCAGGCAATCCACGGAGACCTCGCATGACAGTGACACCTGAGTTTACCGGCACACATCTGTGGGACAGGCTCTGCTGGGCCAAAGAGAACCTTGAGGGTGTGCAGTCAGACTACCGGGTTGTCTACGAGGACAGCGTAGACGAGTGCGCCAAGATACTGGTGCCTGACCCTAATTGGATGGCCTGTGCATTGCAGGGCGGTATCCTGCCGCCTGTCTGGGTATACTGGGAGTTAGCGAAGGATGAGGCACAGCCCGACTTCCAGAAACACACACGCGGCTACTTGCTGCATGACACGGAACCGATGGGGCCGATGACCGAGGAACAGGCCATCGAATACCTCATTCAGAAGGACGTGCCGCAGTCTGTCTGGCGCGAGTGGGATGCCGGTAATAAACCCAAGATGGTGATCTGCCGCAAAGAACAGCTTCCGGGCACACGAGAGTGGCGCAATGCTTGGAAGATATCTGAAGACATAGCCACAAATCATCACATAGCCGCATAGGAGCGATCCACATGGCAACCACCTACATCGTTGATAAGGACGGTAATCAAATAGATGCGTCCGAAGCCACAGTCCCATCTGACCGTCATTTTCGTGGTGCTTGGTCACTGTCGGGTAAAGTCATTTCTGAGGATTTGACCAAGGCCAAGGAAATATTCAAAGACAAAATCCGTGAAGTGCGTGGTCCGCTTTTGGAAGCACAAGACGTGGCTTACATGAAGGCCCTTGAGGCCGACGATGCGTCTGCCAAGACTGCGGCTGTCAACGCTAAGACTGCCTTGCGTGATGCACCGGCGGCATCTGCGATCACGAGCGCAGACACGATTGCAAAGCTCAAGGCCGCTTGGGATACCAGTGTGCTTGGCGACAGCCCATATGCCTAATAGCAAGCCCACCGCTGCATCAGTCAAGGCCGAGCTTGACACTCTGTCGGCGGTTAGCCAGGAGCGCTTCATTGAGCTACTGAGCCGCGTGAAGCGCTTGGAAACCATCATGGTCGGATCTGCTGGCACCACGATCATTCTTCTAATCGGCGTCATTATCAAACAATAGCCAAACAAACATAGGTGACGGTTATGGTCGAGCCTATCAGCACAACCCTGGCCGGCATTGCGCTGGTCAAGGCCAGTGTCGATGGGATCAAATCTGCGATTGGCACAGCCAAAGATGTGCGTGATATCGCATCTCAGCTCGACAACCTTTTCAACGGCCACAGGCAGGTCCAAGCCCAGGCAAACAAAAAGGCCGGCGGCTTCAGTAACTTTGACAGCGTCGGCTCGACCGCAGCCGAGATGATCGACAAGAAGCTGGCGGACGAGGCGCTTTACGAGATCGGCACCCTGATTGATCTGCGGTTCGGCCACGGCACTTTTTCTGCAATCAAACAAGAACACCAGCGCCGGCTGAAGGCTCAACGCGAAGAGGTCAAGAGACAAGCGCAGCAGAGGGCAGCACAGCGCAAAGAGATGATTCAAGACCTGTGGACGGTGTTTATCGTCCTGACGGTCTTGGTCGCTGTCCTGGTTGTTGGCCTAGTTGCCTGGGTGGCGATGGCTGACGATCGCACGCATGTTGTTTGCCGGCTCTCTGGCTGCGAGATGCAGGACGGCATGAGGCATTGCCTGTATCGAGGTGCCAACAATACAAGCGAGATCATGACTTATAATCCGTCTACGGATTTCATACCCAGAGAATATCTCTGTGAATATGCCCCAAACAAAAAGCCGCCACTGACTTTGAGGCAGGCGCTGGACGCCATCAAGGAAGCGATGCAATGAACCGCATGATTTTCGGTGCTGACGATTACCTAAAGCAGTGGGCAGCTTCTAGGATTGGCATTGAGGGCTTTGGTCCTAGCGCGTCAATTGGCGTGCAGCGCGACGGAGAGATCATTGCGGCCTGTGTCTACCACGATTTAAGAGATGGGCAGATTGAGGCGTCGATTGCGGCTTCCTCCCCGCACTGGGCAACTCGGTCTGTTCTTTATGGGCTGTTTGCTTACCCCTTCATCCAGGTTGGTGCAAACAGACTGCTGGTGACCTGCAGCGAGGCCAATGACAAAGCAATGAAGATGAACAAGCAGCTCGGCTTCGTAGAGGAGGGCCGTCTGCGGCAAATGTTTGGCAAGCACGATGCTGTGCTTTTTGGAATGTTACGAAATGAATGTAAATGGATCGGAGTAAAAGATGGGCAAATCGGCACCTTCACCACCGCCAGCGCCTGATCCCAATGCGCTAATCTCAGCGCAAGCCGACGCTAATCGGATCACACAATTCACGCCTTATGGCAACCTTCTGTTTGGCTCGGTCGGTGATCAAGGACAGTTTGTGCAAGGCCCGGTGCCAGACGACGGACAAGCTGCAGCCTTCACTCAAGAAACGCCCTTCCAAGCACAGATGCGTGCAGCCACAGAAGGCACAGGGCTGGGCCTTGGCAATCTGGCGTTTGAGCGAGTGACCGGTCAGACCGTCATCGGCCAGAACCCTGATGGCTCACCTATCTTTGCGGATGACCCTGATTTCCAGAATCCTTTCCGCACCTCGCCCACACTGTCTGGCATTACCGCCGCGCAGGAGATTGATCCAACAACTGGCTTGCAGGCGTTCCAGCAGAACATCAGCACCGATGCAGCTATGCCATCCACGCTGAACACAAGCGGCCTTACAGCCCTTACAAGCGATCCAGAGGGCTTCCGCACCAATGTTGAGCAAACGCTGTTTAACAGACAGCTCGGCCTGCTGCAGCCAGAGTTCACACGCC